TGCCGTGCTTAGTGGCACTATAGTTATATCACCTAATTACGGTATATACGACTGTATGCAGAGATTAGGCTTAGATACGTTTTCAGACGTTATTGACACTTCAAATCAGTACGTTTTAGACCCTTTCCTACGTGTTCAAAAGAATCTCGACTCGAACATCGACCGGTTAGAAAATTTTAGGGCCATTTCACAGTCTACTAGTATACAGCAACGTTTACGTAATAATATCCTTCAAATGCGTAAACTAACTATACCGTTACAAATTAAACGTTTAAATAGTGATTTAATTATTGATAAATTTCGTAATGTGTGTAATAATAGTACTAACAATAAATTAAAGACACAGTTAAAGAGTATACTTCCCAATGAATGATAATGAATACACACTGTTAATCGCAAAACTAGAACTTATACAGTTAAGACTAGATAAAATAGAACTACAACAACAGAGTTTATTAGATAAGTTTAGTAAACACATAGACTTTATTAACGACACATACGAAGGCTTACGTAATCCTTTAGCAGTTGCTCGTAGGATATTTAAACGTTGAAGCCCTGGGACTATATTAGTCTACATCTACTTGTGATAGTTATTGTCAGTGTTAGTGTGGCTGTTTTGAACGGTTATTATTCTTGATGTTTAGTCGTTTATGTAGTATAATAAACTATATTAAACAGGACTTTGTGTATTGGTACACCAAGTTTGCTCCTCAGTATGGATATTTTTGGAGTATAGAATATAGTTTATTTAATAGTATATATTTTCGTCGGGATTTAGTATGGCGACATAATACACGAGGAGAACTTAATCAATGAAGCCAGCAGTACTACACATTCGAGATGAAGTTAATGTTAAAATAGAGGGACTAGACTTAGACACACGTCGTAAGTTAACTAATCTATTTAAATATGATATTCCGGGTGCTCGTTATATGCCTGCAGTTAGACTAGGACGCTGGGATGGTAAGATGGCGTTCTTTCAATTAGGTGGATCAACGTATATTAATTTATTGCCAGAGATATTACCTGTATTAAATTCGCGTGGATATTCAGTAACACTGGATGATCAACGTGACTATGAAGTAGACTATACATTAACACCAGTCACAGAGCTGAGTTATTGTGAATATCTATGGCCACCTAAGCATCCACAAGCAGGTACTGAAATTAAATTGCGAGATTATCAAGTAGAAGTAATTAATAACTTTTTAAGTAATCCACAATCGCTACAGGAAGTTGCAACAGGAGCAGGTAAAACATTAATTACAGCAGTATTATCGCATAGTGTAGAAAAGTATGGCAGATCAATTATAATTGTTCCTAATAAAAGTTTAGTTACACAAACGGAAGCAGACTATATTAATATGGGATTAGATGTAGGAGTTTATTTCGGAGATCGTAAAGAGTTTGGACGTAAACATACTATATGCACTTGGCAGAGTTTAAATATATTATTAAAGAACACTCGTAATTCAACTGCGGATACAACTATACAAGAGTTTTTAGCAGATGTTGTCTGCGTAATGGTAGACGAAGTACACATGGCAAAAGCAGATGCACTTAAAACATTATTAACAGGAGTTATGTCGCATATTCCTATACGTTGGGGACTAACAGGAACAATACCCAAAGAGAAGTTTGAAAGTGTAAGTCTTACATGTAGTTTAGGTCCAGTTACTAATAGTATTAGTGCAAAAGAACTACAGGATAGAGGAGTATTAGCACAATGTAATGTAGAAGTATTACAATTAATTGATACTAATGAATATGCAAACTATCAAAGTGAATTAAAATACTTGTTAGAGAACGCAAAAAGGTTAGACTATATAAGTAATAAAATTAATTCAATAAGTACTAGTGGTAATACTTTAATATTAGTGGATAGAATTAATGCAGGAACTGAGATTGCAAAAAGGATTCCGGGTTCCGTATTTGTTAGCGGTGGAACAAAGGCACAAGAACGTAAAGACCATTATGATGAGGTGGCTGATACAGATAATAAAGTTATTATTGCGACTTATGGTGTTGCCGCCGTTGGTATTAATATTCCTCGTATCTTTAATTTGGTGCTACTTGAACCTGGCAAGTCATTTGTTAGGGTTATACAGAGTATCGGAAGAGGAATTAGACGTGCAGAGGACAAAGACTTCGTCCAGATATGGGATGTCACCTCAACGTGTAAGTTTGCTAAACGTCACCTCACTAAACGTAAAGCATTTTATCGCGAAGCGAACTATCCGTTCTCAGTAAATAAAATAGATTGGAATTAATTTGTTATTATTAAACGGATGCTCGTATGGCGAAGCATGGAAAAGTTTTCCTGGAGTTAATTTATCAAAGCAGGGCGGAAGTTTTAAACGCAGTATTCGAACTACAATGGAATATATTGCACAAGGTAATCGCCCTGAATATATTTTTATTCCTATTACTACATGCACTCGTTACGAAGTAGCAAGAATTGATAATGACGTAGAAATAGAAGGTCCTTATACAATTGATACTGAATTAGAACATCATGAATTAAGTTTTAAATTAAGTGATAGTTGTTACAGAGATTGGGACTATTGTTTTATGGATTTAATTATGTTTAGTAGTTGGCTAGACTCACAAGGAATAAAATATTTAATATGGGATCAAGCAAATAATTTTGATCGAGTTCACATAACAGGATTTCGTGCAATGGAGAAATTAAAGTTTGTTGAATCTAATCCTAGAATAATAGACTTATTTAGTTTCTGTGGTAACCAATATATGCATGACAATGGAGGAGTTGTTCAGTATGAAACGGATATGAAACAGACACCTGACGTGAGGCATTACACAGATAAGAGTTATACAATACTACAAGATTACTTAGAAGATTATATAAGAAATAAATTAAATGAAACTGTGGATTGGACACAAAAATAAAATGAGAATATTAACATTAGAAAATGAAGCATTCGAAATGAATGAGTTACCAGATGAAATAGATGATTTAAGATTTGCAGTATTAGACAATAATGATCCTAAAGATCCAGATTACTTTTATATTCCATTAATATTTTTAGAATCATTTAATTCTCCAGCAGTTGTTATGAACATAGGTGGACATACAATTCGTATGCCAGTTGATTGGAAAATATTAATCGGAGAAAAACATTTTGGGGATTTAGAGATGACTAACCTAAGTAGTTTAAACGACAGAGGGTTTAGTGCATTTAGTTTTAATCCATTAAGTAGTTTTATGCATGAGTATTTGCCAATAGAAATTATTGATTTATATACAGACGTTAAATGGTATTTTCCTAAGTTAAAACAAGGTCAGATACTAGCAGTTCCAATCGAGACAGGACATAAACCTAAGTGTGTTTATTTTGCAAAAGAAATTAATAAACAAAATGAAATAGTAGATATTCGTAAAGCATGGTAACACCTACGTTAATTAAAAGAACTGATTACAGAGTTTATGAGATACCTACACAGTTTCCAAGTAGTTATTATAAAGAACATTTAAGTAATACAGAAAAAGCAATTAATAGTTATTTACTAGACAGAGATATAGATTACCAAGAAGTTAGGGTAAGTAGACCTATTAAAAAAGATGTTGCATCTATTGAATATAGAATAATTAAATTTAAGAACTTATCAGATAGTCAAATGTTTAGTCTAGCACTAGCACCTTACATAACCAACGGGGACAACAGGTATGATTGACAAAACTAAATTAACTGTTACAATAATACTATGAGTAAAATTCCATTAAACACAATATTAGCGGCAATAGATAAGAAAGACTATGGCTTTTATGATAGGCTAGATGTAGAAGGTCGCAAGCAGTTAGCACCTTTTTTATTAAATAGATATGTTAGTTTAGTTAAAGGCAACAGTGAACTAGCAAGTTATTATCTAATGGCAACTAACCAAAGAGTTAATAATCAATACTTTGAATTAGCCAAGCATCCGAAGTTAGTTTGGCAGTTATTATGTACAGTATCTCCGGGAATGGGAACACAATTTCATCAATGGTTAGGAAATAAAAAGAAAGACAAGAACACTAGTAATAAACGTAAAAAATATATATTAGATTTGCATCCTAATGCAAAGTCAGATGAAATAGATATGTTGTGTGAAATGTATACAGATAAAGATATCAAAGAGATAATGAAACTACATGGCGATGAAGGCAAATTATGATGGTACAATCTGATGATTTGCAAAATGTGATAACCAATGCTGTAATGAATCGTAAAACAGAAGATAAAGAATTTAAATGCCGATACTGTGGCAGAGGCTATCGTAAAGAAAGTAC